ATCAAATACTTCATTTTTTTTATATCCATGCTGGCCTTTTATTTGTGTATTAAAAGAAGTATTTGTTATAATGATGGAATCAGCAAATGCTTTTTGATAATTTAATTCTCTTGCGTTTGCTTGCAATGCCGTGTCTCGGACCCAACAGGCAATCGCAAGAGCCATTATTAGATCATCATTGTAACCTTTCATTGCTTGTGGTCTGCCATGATTCCAAACAAAAGTTCTCATTTCACTAATAGTACGAGTTGAATACACCTTAATTAGTTTATTTCTTACAAACTCTTCTAATTTCGCTATAATTAAAGGCCGGGTCTTCATGCTTGTTGAGAAGCCGGGAACTGAATTTGTAACCGTTTCCGCTGTATATTGATCGACATATTCATGTGTGGATTTAATAGAATAATAAAGATTTGGATATTGCATTTCAATTAGTTTATCTAACACAGAATATCCAATATTATTATTTTCTACAACTAACATTGCGTTCCCGAACTCTCGACCAATCTGGTTTATCATATTGGCAAACATATCTGGGTTTGGCTTGCCTTGATATTCTCCAATAACAGACAAGGTTTCTAACTGAATTATATGAAAAGTAGAATAGTCTGCACCATCCCCTCTTGCCACATCAGCAACCATTAAATAAGAACAAGAAGCATCATACTCTTCCCAAATCCAAAAGTTTCTATCAAATCCGGTTCTATATTTTGGTTCTCTACTTAAAGTAAGCAACCGTTCAATATCATCGCCATCAATAACGGTTTCTCCAGAAGCATTAAAGTTACATTCTAACTCCTGTGCTATCTGTCTTTTGTTCATATTTTTGGTTTCTTTTAAGAACCATTCTTGATCTCGATCAGGGTGAACGTCCCACGGTAGCTTTGTTAAATGAAAATTATTTCTATTGGACTCTGCATCTTCACAAGTTTTATGAAACCAGTTTCCAACACCATTGGGCGTAGAGAGAGCTATGCACCGACCACCTGTAGACAATGTAGGGTACAAACCAGTCCACAGTTCTTCAAGCCCTTCAATGTGTGCAGCCTCGTCAAGAACAAGTAGAGAAAGTGCTTCTGAACGCCCAGCATCACCAGATGTTGAAGAAGCTTTAATTTGAGAGCCATTTGACAAAACAAAAGATGTTCTGTTATCAATTTCAATATTAGCAATACGCAACCAATCAGGAAGATTTTTCATAATCTTCTTTACTTTGTTGACTAAGTTCCCTGCTGTAGAAAACTTGGTTGCCATAACTAAAACATTTTTATCTCGATGAAATAACAACATCCAAACAACATAACCCGCCGTTATGGTAGAAATACCTAACTGACGGGCTTTTAGAATAATATTAAAACGATAATCGTTAAAGTCTTTTAATAAATCATCCTGAAATGGATATGTGTCAAAAGGAACTAAACCGTGTAATGGATGCGAGATACGCGCATAGGTTTTCAAGAAGTATGACGGGTCTTTGCCGCACTTCAAAATTTCTTTTAATCTTTGTTGTCTGTTTAATTGAAAAGCCATTCATTTATTCTGTTTCAAAATACTCACTATATAAAGCATCAATTGCCAAAGGCACTCTTTCTGCTGACTTACCCACAGATGAACTCATTTTTCCTGCTCTTCTAAATATTTCATCTGTAGAGCCTTCTAACTTGTGAAATAATTTTCTTAACTTATCTTCTCTTTCTTTATCTAAATCGAAATATTTAATCATATTTTGCAGGGGATCTGGCAAATTAAGAATCTCGCTTTCGCCTTCATAAGTCTTACCAGAAATTCTATCAACGGGAAAATCAATTTTATCTCCCTCTAATATCTTTCTGAGTTCTTCTTTGATAATTTGCTTGAGTTTATTTTTTGTGATTTTCATTTCTTTCTTTCTTTTTTACGAGTATCGTTTTGTGGGCGCTTTCCGCCTTTGCCGTTCCACCCGCCTTGACTTAAAAAAGATTGCCAGTTGTTGTCCAGCCTATCAGTAGATTCAATATTTACAGCCATTGCTTCATCAAGACCACCAACTCTATAGTTCATCTTTGCTGTGAACCAAGAACGAACTCTTGTAGAATTTTCTACAAGAATATCAATTTCTCCTTCTTTTGTAAGAGAAACAGAATCGCCTGTAATCTTGGAATATTCTTTTTTGAGAAATTTTATTATTTCATTCATCTGTCTTTCAACATCTTCCTCAAAACCATTAGCATAAACTTCTTTAAGCTGAACCTCGGAGTGGTATGAAAGGCACATCATATTCCCTACAAAACGAACATTAAATCCGTCCATGACTCTCTTATCAAGAAGTGGGCTACCTTCTTCTCTTTTAAGACCGGCCAATATAGGTTTACCGTCATCTCCCATCGCGCCGTCATAAGCGTTTGCTGCCGCTTGCGATAAGCCTTGTACTATTTCATAAACAGATGCCATTTTTTTATTCCTTATTTATTTCTGGTCGCCAGCCAGCAGACCATCTTTCCTCACGACCTTCGACATATTTAATATAACAATGACCACAGCAGTTAAATTTTAACATACAAACATCGTCAATAGTTCGTTTAGGCATAGAACTGCAAACTGGACATATACCTAATGAATCTCTATTAAATAGTTTTTTTGATACTTTAAAACCATTAATATCGATTTTTTGGGCAGAAACCTCATTTTGTCTTGTTTTCGCATACATTTCTTTCATTTGCTTGAGGTATTCTTTTTCTTTTTCTTCGTCCCATTCATTACGAGGGTTCTGTATGGCTTCCTCGCCATATTTTTTTGCTATCGCCTGTTCTATCGCTACAATTTTATTTGGGTCTAATTTGCTCATCTGAACGCCCTATAAGCACCATATGTGATGCCAGCACCAACAACAGCACCAGCAGTAGCCCATAGCCACTTGCTGTGACCAGAGTTTGATTCTATAATAACATTTAGTTCTTCAATTTGGGTTTGTTGTGTTAAAATAGTCTGTTGTTGTTGAGCCACCATTGTATCGTGGCTGGCGGTTAGATTATCTATTTCCAATTTAAAATTTGTTGCTTGTACTTGTAGTTGATATTCTAATTCTAAATCACATTGCAGTTTTTGTTCATCAATAGAAACCAACAATTCTGCCGTTGCACCCGGATTGAAAAGTGTGCCCTCAAAAGGTGCTGGTTCTCCTTCTGAAAGAAAAGTAAAAGAATCATCAGCGATGGCTGATGAAATTAATAAAATACTAAGGAACATAAGTAAAGCCATACCTCGCTATTATTGCTTGGGCTAATGCGTCTTTGTCTTGCGAGAAATCAATAACAAACTCTTCTTTTTGTTTCTCTCTTAATCTTGCTATTTCTTCTTGCGCTTCGTTATAATCTTCTTCTAGAATTTTTATTCTTTCTTTGTATTCTTCCAAAGCAACTTCTCGCTGTTCTATTTCTCTTGAATGTATTTGTTTTAAATTGTTTATTTCGTTTTGCAAAGCCTGCTCTACAACTTCGTGCGCCAAACGCATTTGATTAGCCTCATGTTTTGATTTTAACACAAGACCAACCAAAAGTAAAACTAAAAGTATTTCTTTCCAATATTTTTTAATGATCTTAATAAAATTAATCAATTGGTTATCCTGATTATAAAGCAAATCCTTTAGGCCATTTGGTGTCTTCATCATATTTTATGTTTTTTAAATTAGCTTTTCTAAAACGAGCACCAAGAAGATTAGCACCAGATAGATCCGCACCCTCTAGATTACAGCCATTGAAATTTGCCCCTCTTAAATGAGCATTTCGTAGGTTCGCGTTTTTTAAATTTGATAGCTCAAATTTTGTATTTTTGCCGCGAACGTTTGACAGATTTGCCCCCACGAATGAAGCTTCTTCAAAATCTGCCTTTGTAAGTAAGGCACCAGATAAATCGGCATTTTCAAAATTTGTTTGATAGCCGATAGTGTATTTCTCACCAACTTGACTTGATAAATTCACACCAGACAAATTTGCACCGACTAATTGTGTACCATTCAATGAAACCCCTCTCATATTGGCACCAGACAAGTTCATTTGACTCATATTAAAATGACTAAGATTAAAACCTGCCATAGACATTCCAGCAAAAAAATCATAGCTTCCAAACATTTTAGCCATTTCTTCAGCTTGTTGCGGCTGACCGTTCTTAAAAAGATCGATTATTGCTTCTTTATATTCGTCTTCCAAAGTTTCTTTGATAATTTGTCTTAAATTTCTTTTTGAGATTTTCATTGTTTTAGCCTTATATTTAAATATTGTATTTTTTACTGTGGCTCTGTATTATAACCTTTTAACTTGACAATACCATCAATAACAGATTGACCACCAAGATACAATCCAGAAATAATAACCCAATCAGATGAGTCTAATAAACCATAAGCCATAAGGCTTGTAGCCGCAATCCAAACCAAAAACTTTCTTGATATAAGTTTTTCTGTGAATTTATCTAATTTTGCTTTTGTCTTTGCCATCATTCTTTACCTCTCTTTTTCTTTGATATCTCAATAGCAGCAAGTTGTTTTTGTGCTGCCTTCTTGGTTTTTGGTTTTTTAGAAAGTGCTTTTCCTCCACTTTTGGGATACACTTTATAGCCGCCCTTTACTTTGCGGATCTCTTCTTCTAACACTTCTTTTATAATTTCTTTTAATTTTGTTTTTGATATTTTCATTTATATAACTCTACATGTACTCATTTGCAAATATTTGATTTCCGCGTGTTATTAAATAAATTTCAAAAGCTGATTGTGTTTTATTTCTGAGGTCTATGCGGTAAGAATCAAGAGTGGGGTCCAGCGTGTTCTGTAATCTTTTAATTCTAGATTTTAGTAATAAGGGGATATTTTTAGAGGAAAACAGATTAACAATAGCGATTCTGTGATTTCTTTCCAGTTGTTGTATTTCTTGTTCAGCTTTGGAAGCCTCACTATCTTTCATTATGAAACTATGATCTGTGGCAGGATTTTGCTCATCTCCTTCATCACAATCGTCATCTGGATCTGTTGGGTCAAATGGGGGGTAGTCAAAAGTGTCGTTCCCCATTGGTGTTTTTTTCTTATCTGCTAAAGGTGAATTATTTTTCAATCGGCTCCAAAAGCTTGCTGCTTTTGCTTTTGTTCCATAACTATGATCAGAAGTTAAGCCAGCATCTTCTCTTTTTGCTATGGCCATAGCGTATCGATATAAATCAAAACCTATTTTTTTACCTTGATATCTTGAATCAACAGCTATACCAGAAACCTCATATGTTTCTGGTATACAAGGTTCTGAAGTCTTTTCGGCGGCAAGCATACCAATTACTTTATAAGTATCCTTTAGATAGATCACCAGATTAAAACTATAATCATTTTCTTTTTGTATGAATAGAGCATAGGGGCTGGAATTGGCATCAAGCTCTTCTTTAATAATCTGCATTAATCTTGTTTTTGATATTTTCATTTAGATAACCTCATAAATTTTTCTCTTAACCCAATAGTCAACTCCTGTTCTACATCAACTAAACAATAATCAATTCTGTGTCCTATTGACTTTGGGTAAGAAAGATTGTTATATTTAACTATTTCTTCACACTCTTTAACGTCATCATCCCAATGTTTTTTTATATTATATAACAATAATTTTTCTAACTTTTTGCGACCATTTGTATAGACAACTTCTTGAACTGGAAGTTTTTGTGTTTTTATTATCTCTTGTGGTAAAGGACTTGTATCCCAATCAAATTTAAAATCGATTGGATCATATAGAACTCTGGAAGTTATAATAAAAATAGTATGACCCTCGTTGGCCAACTTCTTTAAAGTTGAAATATTTTCGTAATGAGGGCAATCATACACTACGTCTATTAGCTTACCTTCTGAATCTCGTATACCTTTATACTTGATAAGGGTATTATCATAGTCGAAAGAGTAGTTCATTGGTTTATTCTTGCGTATCCTTTTTCTTTCTCAATAACAATCTGCATATCTACACAATCTTTCAGTGAGTCTAAATGCGAGATTAATATAACGTTTTTGAAATACACCTTAATTAGTTCCAAAATACGAATAAAACCTTCCATATTTTCTTCATCCAATGCAGTTCCCGGCTCATCAAGAATAAAAATATCTGCCTTTGGAAGCGAGGAAACACTCAGCAGAGCCAAGCGTATTGCAATAGCTGCCATTGTCTTTTCTGCTCCAGAACCCATTTCAATTGGTCTTGGGTCATGTGAGGGGTGTTTTATGAAAATATCAAGTTTGTTTCCATTGCTTTCGAAGAAAACTTCGAAACTCACAACATTTGTAAGTATCTTTGCAATTTCTTCATTGATAACCGGGATTCTTTTTTTGATAATATCATAAGCAATTCCATTTGGATGCATGCAACGCAAAAACAAATCACAAGCTGAATATTCCTTCAGCACCTTGTCGTGTGTTTCTTTTTGTTCTCGGATGTTTATTAATTTTTGTTCAGCAGAGCCAACATTTTTATATAAAGAAATATTGCTTTTTTCGCATTTAGTTCTTTCTGATTCTGCTTTTTTAATTTTTTTATTTAAACCTTTCTTTAGCTCTATTAGATTTTGTAAGTTTTCAATAACATCTTTGTTTTGATTGTATTCTTCTATCTTTGCATCTATATCTCTTAGCTCATATTCTTTGTTTGTTTTAGTATTATAAGTTCTCTCAACTTTGATTTTTAAGTTTGACACTTCTTTCTGAAGTCTGTCTTGTAATTTTACAATTTCATTATATTGCTTAAATCTCGCTTCAACCTCATCTACCTTTAATAGTTTAAATTGATTGATAGTCTTTTTCATCTGAGATTCAACGGAATCCTTATTCAAAACAGAAACATGGGCATCTTTTATAAATCTGCAAGTAGGGAACTGTTCTCCACATGGTATACTTGATAACAAATTTTCTTTCTTAGAAATATCATCAAGTTCTACCTTCAAGCCTTTTGCAATATTTTTTAAGTTATCTGCTTCTCTCTTTTTAGATTTTAAGTCTTCTACGTCGATAGAAGATAAAAACAATTTTGCTTTTTGTAATCTATTTTCTTTTGATGAAATAGCGGCAGAATCATTGCTAATACTCTCGACCAGTAAAGAGATATTATCCAATGCGTTTTGCTTCTGAGATAGCAAGCTTGTTATATCAGAAACATTGGCTGGTAAACTTTCAATTTGTTGCTCAATATTTGACAACTCTGCTTGCAAAGAAGCTAAAGAAGTGCTCAGTTCCTCGCACCGTTTTATATTTTGGCTTGTTTGTTGTTTAAAATTTTCAACTTCTTTTACTGTATTACTTATCTCTTCTTCGAAATTTCTATTTTCGTTTTTCTTTATCAAAGCTTTATATCCAACAAAATCTTCTTTTGCTGTTTTAAACTTTTGATCAAAAACAATCAAATCCAAAAACTTCGCAATAATTTCCTTTCTTTTGGTAGACCCTTCTTCAATAAAAGAAAAGGCACCATGCTGGCTTGCCAAAGAAGACATAGAAAAATCTTCAATAGTTCCAAATGTTTTTCTTATATTTTCATCTGTTTTATTTCTTGTTGTTCCGTTTAGAGAGATTGTCTCTCCTGTAACCGCATCAATCTTTTCAAAATCTAAATCTGTTTTAGCTTCAGTGGTATCTCCAGACTTTGTTCTTTTAGTATATTTTTCTGATGTTCTTCTTATTTTATAAATATCATCACCAATCTGGATCTCTAAAAAGCCACTACCATATGGCTTGTTTTGATTAACGACATTTAAATTTTTTCTTTCATTTTTGGTTGTCGTATTAAACATTGTATATAGCGCAGCATCAATAACTGAACTTTTACCAGAAAAGTTTTTACCAAAGATACCAATAATTCCAGACATATTATCAAAGTTGATAACATTTTTTTCGCCATAATTAAACAAGTTGTCCCATTCAAACCTACGAAGTTTCCAATTTGTATTTCTGGATACATCATCTTTGCTTTCGACAATCTGATTGTACTTTTTATTTAATTCAAAAACTGACTTAATTGTTTCACTATCCACCTCATAATCTTCTAGATATTCAGATATAATTTTTTCTTGGACTTGAATATCTCTGAGGTTTTCAATCTTGAATCCTTCATTGATTTGTTTTATTTCTTTTCTCTCGCCAGATACCCGATTCAAAAATGATATAGTTTCTGGTTCAAATCGATGCTTGACAACATCAATAGCTTTACGCATTGTTTCCAATGGTAAATTGCTGTTGCTAACGACCCTCAGACGCGCATTTTTCGGAGCAGAAATATCTTTTGGTATGCTACCATCGTTTTCCAAAATAATGGTGCAAAAAGGCACAGGATTGGGTATGAGGACCGGTTTGACTTCAAAAGAATCCTTGTCTTCAATATCCCAAATCAAGAATCCCTTATTATTAAACTCTCCATGATTTTGCTGAATAGTGGAGCCAGCATACCACACGCGACCCTCTGTATCCATTTGTTGTCGCATGTGGATATCGCCAAGCATTGCAAAATCAAATTCTTCAAAAATTGATATATCGTCTTCACCAGAAGACATGACCCAATTCGTATCAGTTTGACAGTTGTTAATAGAGCCATGATAAAGAGCTATATTTATTTTATTTGGTTCTGAAGGTTCTTGCCAATTATCTCTATCAAAAACAGAAAGAACATTTAGACAAAATCTATCATCTAAATGAACTTCGCCAGAGTCTTTTAATAAAAACAAGTTTGGCAAATTAAGAGCATTAACAATCGGACTGATTGCGTCTTGTCTATTGCTATTTTTTAGATTCCCGTCATGATTGCCTAAAATAATATAAGTCGGGGCTATAGACGAAAGATTTCTAAAAAACTGAGAACACATCTGAACAAATTCAGGAGATATCTGTGTTTTTGTATGGGCGATATCTCCTGTATGAATAATGTAGTCGATTTTATTACTTTTTAGCTCTTCATATATTTTATCGAAGACAATGTTATATTCATTGTGGTATTTTAGATTTTTAATATGCGTATCAGAAATATGTGCAAATTTCAAAATAAACTCC